GTTTGTAAAATGAGCGAAGCTAAAGTTAATGGTATGAAGCTGTCAAAGTTCTGGTCGGATAAAGATGGCCACTATATGTATGTACTAAAAAGATTTACAACTGATTATGTGTCTTGGGACTTTGGGGGATACCCATCATGCAGTTGGATTAGGGTGGAAGATGGTAATAGAGAGTGGGCTAAGAGAATTGCTAAACACTATAAAATAAAGGTGCCGTCATGAGCTACCCGTATCACACAGTCGGCAGTACGGACACTATTTCATGGGCGTAATATACTTCGACTAGTATATAAATTAGACGGTAGCTCACACTGTCGTCTTTTTAATTGGATACAATCTACTATAATCAGCTATACATCTTATATCCGATTAACTTGCATTACATTTGACATATGTGTTATGATACTTCCTACATAAACTATTGTAGGAGTGGCATATGCCAGAACGTAAGTATAAATCAGTAAACATCAATTCAAGTATTCATAAAGCGCTAATCAAATGCTCTAAGGAACTTAGTAAAGAGAATGGCTTTAAAATTAGCCTAGCCAATACTATAAACATATTGCTTTATAAGCATTTCAATGGGACATCTTCTTATAAGACTCCTACGGAAATCAAGGAGCGCTAGATGGAAGATGATTATGGTTTACGCACACAACTAATAAAGAATTTGCTAGAAAAGGGCGCAACAATTAACAAAGAGGCGCTTGACTGGTTGGTGGATCATATCCGCGAAAGGGATGCGGCAACTATTAGGCGTATTCAAACCAGAGTAGAAAAAGTACATACAGAACTAAAGCATAGTACCGATTACGGCGAAGGCATTACCTAGTTGCTATATGCTAAAGGTATGATAAAATATATACATATGGATGCAGAGATTAAACCGTTAGTAGTACACAATCCCAATAAGTTGCCGCTTGCCAAAATAGCAGACCTGAAGCCAACCCAAGGTAGCCTGAAGGATTTAACTAAAGAGAACTATGCCAAGCTAAAAGCTTCAGTAGATAAGCATGGGTTTATTTATCCGATAGCAGTATGGCTTGAGCCTGAAACCGATAACAAGTGGTTGCTAGATGGACACCAACGCAAACGCTTCTTAGATAAAGAACATCCCGAAGCCGAAATACCTATTATAGAAATACCGGCAGACAACCTGCAGGACGCGGCAGAAATCCTATTAAAGATTACTAGCCAATACGGTACTATCACACAGGAAGGTGTAGATGCCTTCATAGCTACATATAGGCTACCGGAAGCGGAGATATATCAAGCAGTACAATTTGATGCACTTCCTTTGCTCGGACAAAATGAAGAAGAGGAACCAGAAGAAGATGAAACTCCAGAAGTAGACGAGAAAAATCCCTCAGTCAGTAAGCCAGGAACTATCTACCAACTAGGCAGCCATAAGCTTATGTGTGGCTCGGCAACTGAGCTAGATGATGTAAACTCCCTAACGGGGGGGGTCCAAGTGGATTTATTGCATACTGATCCGCCATACAACGTTGACTATACGGGCAAAACAAAAGATGCCCTAAAGATAGAGAACGACAAAAAGAATGATGTAGACTTCCGCGACTTCTTAGCCGATAGCTTTACTAACGCTGCTATGTCTATGAAGCAGTGCGCTAGTTTCTATATATTCCACGCCGATAGTGAGGGATACGCTTTTAGGGGTGCTTGTGTAGATGCTGGTCTTCAAGTACGCCAATGCCTTACATGGGTTAAAAACTCTATGGTTATGGGTCGCCAAGATTACCAATGGCAACATGAACCTATACTATATGGCTGGAAAGAGGGTGCAAGCCACTTATGGTACTCAGATAGGAAGCAAACAACTGTACTAAACTTTGATAGACCAAGTAGAAGCATTGAACATCCAACTATGAAGCCTATCAACATATGTTCATATCTTATATGCAATAACTCTAAAGAGGGTGATATTGTATTAGACTTATTCGGTGGTTCTGGGTCTACGCTAATAGCCTGTGAACAGAAAAACCGCATTTGCTATATGATGGAATTAGACCCTAAGTATTGCGATGTTATTAGAAAGCGGTATCATAAACTAACTACTGGCGAAGATGAGGGTTGGGAAGAAGCTACACCAGCTATTTAATGTGAAGGTAATGTGAGAAGATATGGCAAATGAACAGAATCTAAAACCCGTAAAACCAGGGCAGGTTTTAAATCCAAACGGCCGTCCTAAAGGTTCTAAGAATTGGGCTACTGTAGTTCGTGATTTGTTAATGGATGAAGATTTTGTAGTTAAGGTTATTGGCAAAGATGGCAAAGAAACCACTCTTAAATACCCCGCTAGGATTATTGCGGATGTAATGATTAGAAAGGCTACCAGCGGAGATGTCCAAGCCGCCAAATGGCTTAAAGAGACAGGCTGGGGTAGCAAGCTTGATATAGAGATGACTGGCGAAGTAACGGTTGACAATAAAGACGATAGATTATTTGATTACTTAGAAAAGATGATAGAGATAGCGCAAAATGAGCCAGCAGATAGTACGGGAGCTAGCCAAGAAGCTAGTTAGGGAGAACTTCAAGAACGATAAAGGTGATCCATTTGAAATGTCAGATGGACAAGCCGATATATTTAATACTATCGTTCTAAAACTTCATCCGCGAAACCAAATTATAGCGCCTACACAGTACGGTAAATCTAGCGTTGTAGCTATTGCTTTAATTGTTCGTAGCCAAAAGTTTAAAGACGACTTCGCTATTGTTACCGGTAGTGAGCCTAAGTCACAGATTATTATGGAAAAGGTTATCCAGCATACCTTTGATGATGAACGCTGGTATAGCAAACTAGAGCTTGATCCAAATGAACCGCTAGACCGTATTAGACGACAACGTACTAGAAAGCATCTAAACTGGCTTGGCGGCGGAAGTATTAGAACATTTACCGCAGATGCGCGCAACAGACAACGTGTTAAAGAAGCACTAACGGGATTTGGTAGCCCAAACATCATAGAAGATGAGGCTAGTCTTATTCCAGATGATGTACAGGCTATGATTCTAAGAATGCTTGGAGGTCATGAAGGTGGATGGTTACTAAAGATTGGTAACCCGTTTTATCGTAACCATTTCTTCAGAACCTCTATCAGTGATTTATATAACAATATATTTATAGACTATCTACAAGGTTTAGTAGAGGGTCGTTATACGGAGGAATTTATAGACGAGATGCGTCCAGAGGCTTTCTTTGATGTGCTATATGAATGTAAGTTCCCCGATGAAGATGCAGTAAACGATGCTGGTTGGCGCAGACTAATTACAAGTGCTGACTTAGAGCGTGCATTTGATAGCGCTGAGCTAGAAGTACCTAGACCAGTTGGTAGACCACGACTAGGAGTTGACGTTGCCGGTGGTGGTAAGAACTGGACAACATTTGTTTTACGCTACGACAATTACATGGTGTTACTAGAGAAAAACCGCGACCCAGATATTATGAGCCAGGTTGGACGCATTGAGCAATATATGAGAGAATATAGCATAAAAGGCTTCGATGTAACCGTAGATGATAACGGGATTGGTCAAGGTATTTGTGATCGCTTAGCCGAAAAGGATGTCATGGTAAACCGCTTTAAGGGTGGTACTTCTGCTGTAGATAAAGAGAAGTATAGTAACCTAAAGACTGAGGCATTCTGGCTATTGCGCACATGGATTAAGAATAATGGTAAAATAATAAAGCACACTGACTTTTATCAGATAATTGAAATTAATTATAAGGTTAACAGTGCTACCAAGCTAAAAACCGAGAGTAAAGACGAGATGCTAAAGCGCGGTGTGCAGAGTCCTGACGTTGCCGATGCCGCTAGTATGACATTTAGCGCTACAAACATCACAACGGCGGATGATATAGCCTTTCTCTAGCTTTGTATACCATAATGCGATACTATAAACAATAAGGAATTTGAGAAAACATGTTAGAGAATTTAAAGCGAGATTACACAGCAGTACGGTCTGGAATACATAACTTACGAGTTAGAGCCTTCAACCAGCTAGATACTTCTTCTAGTAATATCGGACCATTGTCATTCTTTACGCAGTGGTTTAATCCGAACAACCTTATTGGCGAACTGCAGCAATTAGAACAGTACAAGGGTGTTACCTATGCTTGTATTAGTGCTATTGCCGAAGATGTAGCCAAAATAGACTTTACTATGAACCGCAAAAAAGCAGACGGTTCACTCGATCCGATTAATAGCCACCCATTTTTAGATTTGCTGGAAGCACCTAATCCAGTACAAAGCGGTTATCCATTCTGGGAGATGATACAAACTCACATTGAACTTACTGGAGAAGCCTTTATTTATCTGCCTAAAGGTGTTGTAACTGGAAAGCCAAAAGAGATGTGGATTATGCGACCCGATTTAGTTCGTGTTGTATATGACCAGGAAACTGGCGATATAACAGGCTATGTTTATCAGAAGTGGAATGGACGTATTGAAATACCGCTTGATTTAGATGAGGTTATTCACTTTAAGATGCCCAACCCAATTAACCCCTATCGCGGTATGGGTACGGTTCAGGCGGCTATCATATATATCCAAACAGAAGAAGCTACTGCAGAATATAGCAACCAGTTCATCCGTAATGGTGCTAGTCCTGCCGGTATTGTTAACTTCAAGGGTACTATTCCAGATACCGAGTTCCAAAAGGTTAAAAGACAGTGGCAGAATGAGTACGGTGGTACTTCAAACGCTGGTAAGACTGCATTTGTCCGTACAGCCGATGTAAGTTACCAGAAGATTGGTAGCAACCTGCAGGATATTGACCTTACGGCTATTAAGAACCTTGCGCGCGACGAGATTATGATGATGTTCCGTGTTAGTAAGACCATTCTTGGTATTACTGACGATGTGAACTACGCCAGCGCCAATACTTCGGAATATGTATTTGCAAAGCGTGTTATTGATCCGAAGATGCACCGCTTGGTCGATACCCTACAGACTTATTACAACAATAAGTATAGTGATGGCTATACACTTGCATACTCTAATGAAATTCCCCAGAACATTGACGAGAAGATTAATTAC